AGGTTGAAGAATGGTTCGTAGGTATACAGAAGAAGAAAAAAAGTTGATTTCAATATTTGAGCCTTGGTTTGAAAATGCCCATCTAAGAGATGATGCACCAATAGAGGCAGTATTGGCTAAGGAAAAATTTGATGAGATAGATAGAAAAATAGATGAAAACTATTTTGGCTTTCAATAATTGAAAAACTCTAAGCACCTAAACCGGGGTGCTTTTTTGTTGCAATAAATTGGTGGGCAATGCTTTAAGACTCCATAAGGTGGGATAAGAGATTGCACTCCGCAAATATGGGTGGCTTATTTAAAAAGTGAGCCTCGAAAGGATAATTTATGAATTTAGAGAAGTTAAAGAAGATGCTTGCTGACGGTGTTATCACAAGTGAAGAGTACAAAGAGTTACTTGAGAAATTCGGCCTTGAAGACAAGGAGCCGGAAGCGGATCCGCTTGACGGATTAGATGATAAGACAAAGGCCTATATTCAGAAGCTTTTACAGTCTGAGAAGGATAGGGAAGCGAACCGTGTGGGTAATGCTAAGAAGGCTGAATATGATGCTCTCAAGGCTGAATACGATAAGCTTAAGAATGATAAGCTGTCTGAGGATGAGAAGCGCAAGCTTGAGGATGAAGAGAAGCGTAGAGCCTTGGAAAAGAAAGAGCGTGAGTTTGCATTGATGCAGTGTAAATATGTTGCGACTCAGGAGCTTAAGTCTAAGGGGCTTGATAATAGTGATGATATTGTACAGTTGGTTCTTGGTTCTGATGAAGAGGAGACCAAAAAGCGTGTTGGTGCTTTTTCATTGCTCATTGAAAAGCTTGTTAAGGAAAAGGTTGAAGAGCGCTTCAAGGAATCGGGAAGAGATGTTCACAAGGGTAGCGGAAGTGGTGAGGATTACAATCCTTGGAAAAAGGATAGCCTTAACATAACAAAACAATTTGAAATTGAGGCTGCGGACCCTGAAAGGGCTAAAGTATTAAAAGCTGCAGCCAATGCATAGAAAGAAAGGAATAATTTATGCCGGGAACAAAATTTGCAGATATGGTTATTGTACCTGAGAAGTTTACAGCGTACGTTAATGAAAGGACTACTAAGGTATCAGCATTAGTAAAATCGGGTATTGCGGTACCTGATGAAAGAGTCGCAGGACTTATAAACGGAACTCCACTTGGTGGGAATATGATTCAGATGCCGTTTTATAAGCCTTTAGCAGGTGATGATGAGATTTTTGGAGAAGACACAATGACTCCTGATGGTATCAAGACCGCCAATGAGAGAGCAACTCTTTTGATTAGGCAGAAAGCGTGGTCAGCTACGGACCTTGCTAAGGTAAAGGGCGGCTCCGACCCTATGGCAGCTATCGGAAATTATATATCCGATTGGTGGATTGAGAAGGAGCAGGCTATATTCTTAAGTGTTCTTAAGGGACTTTTCGGTACAGGTGGGGCCTTAGCAACAGATCATCTGCTTGATATCAGTACATTAAGCGGCGCAAATGCTGTAATAGGAGTTAATGCGGCTCTCGATACGAAGCAGTTGATGGGTGATGCGGCCAATAAGCTTGGAATTGTTGTAATGCATTCAGCGACATATACAAAGCTTCAGAAGAATCAGGATATTACAACTCAGTATGACTCTGATTTGAAGGTTGAGATAGAGTATTATCTGGGTTATAGAGTTATCGTAGATGATACTATGCCGGTAAATGCGGGTGTGTACGATACCATGTTTGTAGGTCAGGGAGCATTTGCAAGACAGGAAGGTGCACCTATAGGACTTATAGGTACTGAAACAGACAGGGATATTTTGGCATCCAAAGATGTACTGGTAAACAGAAAGGCATTTGTATTACATCCAAACGGAGTAAGTTTTACAGGTAGCTTTACTACTGCTTATGCAGCAAACAGCGACCTTGAGACTGCAGCAAACTGGAAGGTGGTAGCCGATCTTAAGAATATCCCTATTGTTTGCCTCAGACATAAGATTGCGTAGGTGATTTATGAGTTTAACTTTTTTTGAGCAAAGAAGAAGATTATTTGCAAGGCAAAGAGAGATCGAAGAAAGTAATACAGATAATGCGGTGAACTCTGTTACTGATGTTAATGAGGAGACCGTTACAGAGGATAAAACCACTGAAGACAGCAAGTCAAAAAAGATAGCAAAAGGCAAGGAGTAGCGTATGACACTGACGGAAGAAAACTTAACAATCATGGGATTTACAGCAAATTCAGTCAGTGTTGATGATATGCTGTATTTTTTTAGCGCAATTGATTGGCTAAGAGATAATACCGATTTTTCTTTTGGCGAGGATGTGAGTGTGGAGGATATAAGTAATCTTCCACACTCTGCCAAGCTCTTTATTATTAAGTTCATATCTATGCTAAAGAGCGGTGTATTAAGCGGAAGCAATGTAACAAGTGAGAGCATTGGCGGTATGTCTAAGAGCTATGACAGTTCAATAAATGCCTCTGCAAGTTTATGGCAGATAGCAAAGGAACTTCTCGGTAAACATCTTACAAAAGGAAAGGCTAAATCTTTTGGAAGTTATTCGAGGTGGAAGTAATGGCTACTACCAGAGATTATATACCTAAGATTAGAGAGTCTTTTAAAGAGCTCGGAAGTAAAGCTATAGAGGTAGGTGTATTCGGTGGCGAACAGGCTTGGCTTGCTCATATACATGAATACGGGTGCATTATACAGGTAACTCCTAAAATGAGGGCCTATTTAAAAGCTACCGGACTTGCATTAAAGCCTTCCACAACAACAATAACTATTCCTGAAAGAGCTTTTTTAAGGAATGGATATGATAAGGGCAAGAATGAAGCTTTATCCGCTTATATGGATTTTATAAGTGCGCTGATAACAGGAAATATTGATGCAGACACTATTCTTGAAGCACTTGGAACCAATCTCGAGGGTAAAATAAAAGAATATGCCACAAATCAGGTAGAACCGCCTCTACATCCTTATACGATTGAACATAGACAACACGGGGGAAGCAATCCTCTAAATGATACAGGGTCTATGATAGGGGCAATATCCCACAGAATTGTAGGTAAATGATTATGGAGTTTATTTTTTCTGATTTGATTTCTAAATATGAAGTACCATGTAAGCTTATAACATTCACACAAGGCAGCTATATAGCCGGTGAATATACAAAGGGCGAAAAACTGTCAAGAGATATAAAAGCCGCCATAATTACAATGACAAGCAGAGCGATATATGAAAGCGGCGGAAGGCTTACAAGCTCCGACAGGCAGATGTTTATTGCTAAGGATAAAGATATTATAAATCTTGAAAACAGTGTTTTTTATGTAGAACATAACGGAAACAGTTTTAAGGTCGAGGAAAGTTATTTATATGGTGAAGACTATGCGGATTTTAACAGTTATACACTCAGGAGGGTAAGCAGTTTCGATGTTTGATTTAAATTCTTACAACAGAATTATTTGTGAGGGCATACAAAGTGAATTAAATCTTATATGCGTAAAGTCCAATATCACGAGCCATATACCCAAGTACCCTTTTGTAAGCTTTACCGTAACCGCAATTGACTATAAGAGCAGAACTTATAGTGATGACGGTAAAAACAGGTATAAGCCTGTAGAAGTGAAATACTCATTCACTGTAAACAGTGATAATGATAATGAATGCTTTGAGCTTTGCAGGAAATTGCATGATTGGTTTGAAAGTGCGGTATATCTGAAGGATAAAAATATAAGTATAACGGGAATAAGCGGTATAAATAACCGCGATAATATGCTCACAATTGAATACGAGTATAGAAAAGGATTTGATTGTGTGCTTAATGCTATGAATTACCTTGATGGTAATGTTGAAAATATTGATAAATTTGAAGTAGAAAGGAATGATTTTCATGCTTGATATTAATGTAAATATCAGTCTTACGGGAGCTGTAGGCTCTATAGGCAGCGGAGTACCTTGCATAGTGGTTTCAAAGTCTACAAGGGAAAAGGATTTTAAGGAATATAGCGAGTCAAAGGATTTAACCGCTGCGGGATTTGCTGAAGATTCCGGAGCTTATAAGTTGTTTCAGATTATGAAAATGCAGAAGAACCCGCCTGCTACGGTAGGAGTAATTGAGACTGCAGGTAATGCGGTCAGTGTTATTCCTAAATTAGTAGGGAAGGCAAGGCAGGTTATAACGTTGCTTGGTGATGGGGATTCAACTGTGGCCGAGATGGCAAAAGCGGTAGAGGCTACGGAATCACTTATTTATTTTCCTGTTATTAAGCAGATTTCAGAGGCAACAGGACTTGAAGGCCTTGACAGAACTTGTGTAGGAGTCCACTCAAAGGGGCAGGATTTGGCAGCTGCTGTGGTAGGAGCTACAGCAGGATATGAGTCAGGTTCTTTTACTTACAAGAATGTTTTAATTAAGGGTGTTGCTCCTGATGATATCACTGACGGAGATGTGAAGCTTATTAATAACGAGAATAAGAGCGGGAATGTGTACGGATATACCATTCAAAGAAAAGCCGGAGATATAGTTACTACAGAAGGTAAGAGCGCGGCAGGTGAATACTTGGATGTAGTAGATGCATTTGATTGGATCATATCTAACATAGCTTACCAGGCACAGAAACTTCTTAACAATTCTAAGAAGGTAACTTATGATGATGCAGGTATCGGCATGCTTGAAGGAGTAACAAATGGCGTACTTAAGGAAGCGGATACTAAGGGAATGATTGCTCATGATGAGAACAAAACTGCTATGTATGAGACTGATTTCGGAAAAAGAAGTGATACTTCCGCATCTGACAGATCCGCAAGAGTGTATAAGCTTGGAAAGTTCAGTTTTGACCTTGCCGGGGCAATACATACAGCGACTATTAACGGTACAGCTACAATATAGGAGGTAATATATGGAAATCAAGAATTATAATCCTTCCGATGTGACTATCACGGTTGCTTCAAGGGCTTTTGGTACTTTTGCCATCACCGGTCTTGGCGAGGATAATATCGAATGTTCTGCCGACAATGATTTTGCTGAGGCTGTAACAGGTTTTCAGGGGGATGTTGTAATAAATGAGAGTGCCAAGAGGAACGGTACAATAAAAGTTTCCGTGCAGGCCACAAGTCCGCAGTTAAAGGTATTGAAAAGAATGGCCGATGTTACGGATATATTTTCTGTTTGGGTTGTTAATAAAGCTACCAATGAGAAGACAGGAGGTTCTAAGGCTTTTATGAAGAAACCTGCAGATAATAAGGTTGGTGAAAAGCTTGCAGACAGAGAATTTGAAATACAGGTGCTGGATTATACAGATAGATAATGTAAGGGAGCTTAGGCTCTCTTTTTGTTATGGGGAAGGTGAATAAATGGTTAAGAGTTATCAGGTAGATAAAGAGATTAACGGGGTAAAGTATGTAGCTCAGTTTTGCGGTATATCAAACTGGTTAAATTGTGTTGACAAGTCGACTTTAGAGACCGGACAAACATCCACAAAGTTGTTGGCTGAGAATGTACTGAAAATGGGACTTGTTGAACCGAAGGATGCCGATATTGATGATTTTGAGACACAAGAGGAATTGCAGGAAGTGACCAACTTTGTTTCAGGGGTTATGAGAGGACACTTTCGAGAGAAGACTGTCGAAAAGTCAGTTAAGAAGTAGGGCAAAGGATAATTGGGCTTACTGGAGACTTGTATTAGATGGCGGACTTGATTTTAATACGGTTTTTTATCAAATGACGCCAAATCAAGTTTCTGAGGCGAATTTTGCTTTGGATTATTATATAAGTTTAATGGAAAAGGATAGGGGGTGATATCTATGGCTGTAATTAGAGAAGATGTTATAAGAATTACTTTTGAGACAAATGAAAGCGGCCTTGAAACTGCGAGCAGTCAAATCAGCAGTGTTAATGATGAGGCTTTGAATGCAGCTAATTCTGTCAGAGAGCTTGACTCTGCTATGCAGGGAGCATCTGAGGCTTCCGCAAGTATAGCGGAGGGAGCAGGAAATGGTATCACCCAAACAAATAATGCAATCAGACAGACCGCAAGAGAAAGCTTAAGTCTTAGAGAAAGACTTTCGGGTGTAAGGTCTTCTTTGGCGGCTTTGCCGAGCCATGCAGTTTCAAGAATAAGGCAAGGTATGGTTTCTTTGGCTCATTCTGCAAGGCAAGCTGTTACAGGCGGTATATCAAGACTTAGAAGCGGTATTTTATCTTTGCCGAGGGCAGCTCTAAACGGTGTTGTGAACGGGTTTAAAAGGCTTGGCACAGGGATAAAGAACCTGCCTAAGAATGTTTTTAATAAAATTGTATCAGGTGTAAAAAAGCTTGGCTCGGGACTTAAGGCATTACCGAAAAATGCTTTTAAGGGATTAATTGCAGGTGCCAAAAAGCTGGCAAAGGCGACTGCAAGCGCAGGGCTTTCCTTAGCTAAAATTGCGGGAAAGGCTGTTCTTGGAGGGATTGCAGCAGTAGGTGGCGCATTTGTCGGGTTGGCTACCAAAGCGGTAAATGCGTTTGGTGAGATGGAGCAAAATGTCGGAGGTTCGGAGACGGTTTTTCAAAATCTCGGAAATAAGATCACAAGCATTAATGCAAATATA